TGTTACGAATGACACGGTTCTTTTATTGTCGTCCAGATGCGTCAGAATGTAAGGTGGGAATTAATGCCCATCATACCGATTGGAATAAGTTTCTCAAATATATTGATAAAATAGAAGGAGATAGCTATATAGCAGGTGATTTTAAAGGTTTCGACATATCTATGAATCCGAAAATACTACGGGCTGCATGGGATATTCTTACGGATATAGCACTATGGACCGGAAATTTTTCGGATGAAGATATGAATATGTTTAAGACATTAGGAGAGGAAATTGTTAACAACATAATAGACTTTAATGGAGATTTAATTAGTATTCCTGGGATTATTCTTTCTGGTATTATAGGAACTTCAATATTAGGTGGATTGTGTGTATCCCTACTTTTGAGAATAGCTTTCTTCAAAAATTATAAGCACCTTGGACAGTTTAATAAACATGTGCGCCTCGGTACTTATGGAGATGATTTTGTAGGGAAAGTAAGTTTGGACTGTCCTCTTTTCACAGTAGATAATATTATAGGTACACTAGATCCCGGAGGGATAGTTATGACCAATTGTTGGAAAACTGATGAGAAAGTTTCTTATATGAAACGGAGTGAGCTTGAATTTCTTAAAAGGAGCTTTACGTATAATGGTGACTTTGGGTTCTTTGTAGCAGCATTAAATATAAATTCCATACATAAAATGTTATGTTATAAGACTCGAAATTCTCTTGACGCACTTTACCATTCAGTAGTTGTTATTGAAAATGCTCTTATTGAGTTAAAATTTCATGGTCGTACTACCTATGAAAGATATAGGGAAGGTTTTAGGAAAATATTGATCAAACATGGCATATTAGATTATTCGCGTCAAATAGATGTGTCATATGATCAAGCAGTTTCACAGTGGAAGGATAAATATATATATGGCAAAGAAACTGTTGGAATTGACGTGAACACTCCATTAATTATAAAAAGGGGTGTTGATTTCGATATGAGAACTATCGAACAATTGGGAGCTGAAGTTAAGAAGTGGAAGGAACGTAAGATGTTAACCGCTCTGAACGATGCTCCAATAAATAAAGGTCTGTATGACCTTGGCGTGATTACCGACCTCCTTGATGAAAACTGTGAGTCAGGAGTGTAGGCAGCCGAATATACAAAAAATCAGTTAAACTACGCTGGCCGAGTTGGCCCAAAAATTAATAATAGAAAAAGAAAAAGAAACTTGTAAGGTAGCAGACCTTCAAAATCTGCTAGAGATGGATGTCTCGCAAAATATATTTATAGTACCACAGTCTGGATTGCAGACTGGTACAATAACGTTCCGTGACGGTCAAGCACCCTCTACAGATGTAACTATGGTTGCAAACGATGATAGAGAGCGTGTTTATGACCCTGAATTAGATCTTTCAAAATTCCTGGAACGCCCTGTATTAATACAAACCTTGTCGTGGGGCAATACTTTGTTGTCTCCTAGTTTTAACCCTTGGGCTCTGTTTCTACAGAACAAGCGTGTTATAAATAGGTTAACAACCTTTAATCTAATTAAAGGCACACTGCATTTGAAATTTATGGTTAATGGCAATAGTTTTCTGTATGGGAGAGCTATGGTGAGTTATTTACCATTGCAGAGTTTTGATGGTACATCACAGATATCTGGGCTTGTGCCACAAAATAGGATACAGTTATCACAAATGCCTCGCCTTTTCTTAGACCCAACGACGTCACAAGGTGGGACTATGACTTTACCATTTTTCTATCCAGAAGATTATATAAATATGAAAGCAGCAACATATTTAGAAATGGGAGAGATAATAATCTCACAAATAGCAGGATTGAAAAATGCAAATGCAGCATTGGGAGTTGGTGATGTAGTACCAATATCTGTATATGCATGGATGACAGATGCTGTTTTGGGTGGTCCTACTAATAATAATGCTTATCATCTTGTACCACAAGCTGGTGAAGAAGTTGGTGATAAGCAAAAGATTGTATCTCAAACTGCAACTGCAGTAGCGGATGCAGCGGGAGCATTGAAGAAATTACCTGTAATTAAACCCTATGCCACAGCGGCAGAGATGGGTGCAAGGACAGTATCAAAAATAGCTTCTGCATTAGGCTATTGTAGACCTTTGAATATAAACCCGCCAGGTGTTTATGTACCACGTATGATGTCTACAATATCCGAAACAAACACAACAGACATATCAACACCATTGTCTACAGATTTTAAGCAAGGAGTAACTGTTGACTCAAAGTCAGTTGGAGTCAATTTTGGAGACGAAATGGATATATTAAAGTTGTGTCAAGTAGAGTCTTTTCTCTGTACTTTTGGATGGGGAGAGGGCACTACACCAAAACAACTACTTGGGACTATAGTGGTTTGTCCCAGTCAGTTTGATGTTGTGACAGGTCCACCAGCAGCATATCATATGACTGCGATATGTGGTGTATCACAGATGTTCAAATATTGGACGGGTTCAATAAAGTTTCGTATTCAAGTGATAGCTAGTGCCTTTCATAGAGGTCGGCTCGCTGTTGTGTATGATTCTGTGGACTCTAGCCAAGGATTTGAAGAAAATATACAAAAGACAGATATTATAGATATTAGTACTGACCGTGATTTCAGTATATCTATATCAAATCATCAGCCAAAGGCATATTTAGATGTGCCAGATATGGATAGTGGAGTATACTTTGGTACTACTCCACGTACTGCAGTGGATGGGGGTAATGGAACACTGTCTTTGTATGTATTAAATCCACTAACAGTTCCAACCCCAGATCCTGTCTTGGATAAGTCTATAACCATAGCTGTATATGTATCAGCTGGAGACGACTTTGAATTGGCAGTACCAAATTTGAACTACCCAGGAGGTATCGATGAATATATGCTTCAACCACAGAGTGGAGCCGATCCAATAGAAACGGTAGTACCGGAAGAGGAAGCAATAGATTCAAGAATTGAACATCCTCTTCCAGCACGAGACACCTTATTGTATATAGGGGAGAAAATGGTGTCTCTAAGACAGTTAATGCACAGGTATGCACCAGGCCAAATTATCGGTTTTGATGAAACTGATGTTGGAGGTTTCAAGTATACAGCATTTTCTACACAACCACTGAATCGAGGTTGTGCCGAGGGTATTCATACTAGAGTAACCCCCGGCGATACAAGCTATGT